TCAGGGACACGCAGCGAACGATTAAAGTTGCTGGTTATCTGCTGCTGCAGATCGATATCACTACTATCGACGTAGCTTTTTGTTGCGGCATCCTGCGCCAGTGAAGGATCACGCAGGTTACGAATACGGTTATTGAGCGCGTCATAATAGTTAGCGAAGATATTTGGCTTTTTCAGAGCCAAAGAGTCCCACCACCAACCGAATTTTTGGATAAGCATAGTCAGTTTATCAAGCGCGCGTTCATGGCTTGTCGCAGGAAACTTACCGGTCGCCAGATAACTGGTTAACTGGGTCGCATCGGGATCACGATAAATCAGTAGCGTAGCGCCACTGTGTGCGGAGAGCAAAGTCAGCTGACCGCCATTCTTATCGCCGGCGCCGTTCAGATAATAATCAACGTCAATTGTCAGCGTAGTTTTGTTAAAGTCGTCACCGTTCTGTGTATACAGTTCCGCGACAATATGCCCGTTTTCAATGAAGTAGAAAGGGATGCTAAAAGGGCCAGTGCTGGTTGATAGCTGATACTCAACCGATGAAGTGTCGTTCTCGACCATCATCTACTCCAAAACAGTTCGACATGTGTGGCATTGTCAGAATCGTTTTGAAGCTGGGCAAAAGTAAGGCCGCAATATGCGGCCCAGAGGGGTTATTTCTCGGTGGTTTCCGATGCTTTGGCTGCGACAGCATCATCAAATTTTTTCTGGAAGTAGGCCCGGATTGACTTGTAACCGCCCGCTACCAGATATAGAGCCGATACCACTACGCTGAAGTAAAGTAATCCCATTTGCACGTTCGTCATTTTGTCTCCTGTCTTTTCTGTTCAATCTGGCGAATACCAGCCAGCTGGTTATTTGCTTTTTCAATGGCAGCAAGTAATGGGGTTATCCATAAAACAGCCTGGCAATATGTCAATTCGCCGGCGGTAATGGTGCCAGTACTGGGCTTGTCAGATCCGCCGGTATTGGTGTGCACTGCGCTGGAACGTAAACTGTTCGTGTATTCGAGCAGCCCACCAGAAACGTCAGCAGGAACAGGCATATCACACGTTTTTTCGCGCTTGAGAATCGTTCGATATTCAATGGTTTTTTCCTCTGTACCGGCATCTACTGCCCTGCTTTTTTCCTGGACATCGCCGCTTATAGTTTGAAAAGCAGCGATATTGTCCGCCTGTATTTGGATAACCCTTGCCTGCAGCGTCACCTGACTTTCAGCAGTTTCAGCTCTGCTGGATACCGAGCTATATCGATAGCCCAGCCCTGCGGCGATTGTGAGCCCGATGATAAGAAGAAGCATAATAACTGCCGCGGCGATGGATTCTGGTTTCACTTATCGATCCCCCAACACGTCAAGGCGCTTTCCTGGTCACGTCGCTCAACCTGACCGTAGCAACCTTTCTTCTGGCCTTTGGTGAGGCGGCAGTCACGGCCACCATCAAAGATCCAACGACGAATTTCAGAGCACGCCCCTTTACGGTCGCCCGCATTCAGCTTGCGGTAGAACGTGCTGGGGAAACATTTCCCCGGCCCGATGTTGTACGGGCAGAAGCTGGCGATACCAACTTTCTGTGGTGCCGTCAGCGGGACTCTGATGTTCTGGTCAACCCATGCCAGGGCCTTGTTACGTTCAATAGCGTTCACCTGGTCGCATTTGGCCTGCGTCAACTTCATCCCCTTCGTTACTGGCTTGCCGTCAATGCGGGTTGCCCCCCGACAAATAGTCCAGACACCAGACCCGTCAAGGTATGCAGTTAGACTGTTGCCCTCTTTCTCGTTCAGGAACTGATCCATGAGCGTTGGCGCCGATGCACCGGCGGCAATTAGTGCCAGCATGGCTGCACTGAGCTTTGCTTTGGTCGAAGCCATATTATTCTTCCGAGAACTTGCCGCGGCGATACGCGAGCCATTTGAAGTAGATATTTACGAGAAAGGTCAAAGCGGTGAACACCAAGCTGCCAATGACGCCAATAGCTGCCCACTGCCCGGGGGTGTATGAATCAAGCAGCTGCGAAAACCAATACGTAGCGCTGACTGTTGACGTCCCGTAGGTGATGACCTCGGAAACCTTGTGTGTCATTTTCATCGTTCCTTACCTCCCGGCCGGGATGGCTGATTTAAGTGGCAAGGAAGATTTTGATAGGGCCTCTCACACTGGGCAAAAGCTGATCATTTTTCAGGATTCATGAAATGAAACAGGTGCTATAGTGGTTTTGGGATTATCCCTATGGCAATGATTAAGGAATGACGAATGAAAAAAATAATCGCTCTGTTACTGGTTGCAGTATTTGGTGTGATGTCAGTGTCGGCGATGGCTTGCCCGAAAGGCACCCACCCACATGGCGGCACTGGTTCTCATCATAAAGGCGGTACCTGTTCCTGATAGGATTTAAAAACTACACACAAGGCAAAAAGCATGAAAAAATTATTCGCGGTGTTATTTGTTCTGCTCTCTCTGGGGTCTGTGACGCAGGCCTATGCTGGAAACTGCCAGCATCCTGACGATACCGCTGCTGACGGTTCACGTTGTGGTGGTCGTTCGGCTGACTCTCGCCCGGGCGGGCAGTAATGATAAAGCCCACCATGCGGTGGGCTTTACTTACATTTTACTCAGCATCTCGATTTCTTCTTCCGTTGGCTCGACAAACTTCACCTGCTCAATCGGCACCAGTTCCGGTTTGCCATCACGCAAAACTATGATGTGCCTGTGCCACCAGTCGATCCCAAAAACAAAGTGACGGTACTGGGAACCACGCAGCATAGCTACCAGGTGGGGAAACGGTGGCATGATGCCGTATTGTTTTTTAGCCATAGAAAATCCTTCGCTTTGGAACTGACTTACTTGAGTGGGCTAGTTATGGCCTTTGGTGAGATCGTCTTAACACCTCATCCTGAACTCTTTCCAATTCTTCCCTAATGAATGCTTTTCTTGAGATAGACTCTCTATCTTTTTTAAATGAAAAATACAGGCTTAAGGCCCCGGAGATAATAAAAAAACAAAATAAAATCTGAGCCGGCGTCGACAATCTGGAAAGAACCTCATCAATACACCACCCCACCACGCCGCCAAAAGTAATAAACCCGTAAAAAAAAAGAAGTCCAACCGCGGTACCTTTGTCAGATAATGACTTAACTTGGTCCTCTATAAGCGATTTGTGGTATTTTTTCAGTTCTTCGTCAGTCCAGTTAGATAAGTTTATTGTCATTTTCCTACCGCCCTTTCAAGATCCGGCCCCCTGCTAGGCTCTGTTGCGCCTGGCTTCCACCAGTATTTGGTATCGTAGTTGCGCTCCATATTCTGGCGAAGTTTGGCGTTGTAACCCGGGCTGGCCATTTCCTGCGCTTGCTGGAGAATCAGATGGTTAAACACAGCTTTTGTATACCACAAGTTAGCAAAAGGTGTAACCATCTTGCCGACTCGAATAGCATCAGCCGCATATGTTGTATCTTCTCCTTTTGCCAGTTTCTGCGTGTTTACGACGGCCAGCTTTGCAACTCCCTCGGCTAACCCAAGGGCCGGGCCACCGATTGTGGCGGCAATGGAAGAACCATACTTTGTTTGATCAGCCAGCATGAAATCGCCGTATATGCCGAACGAACCGCCTTTCACCAGAGCACGTAACCAAAAACTACTCTTGGTCATGTCGTCAGGATCTTCACCAGAAATAAGATGATTAACCTGAATTGCCATGGCACCGCCGAGGGTCGTTCCTGCTATATACCGGGCCAGGAATGTAGCTTTATTCATGCCGTTCAGATCTTGCGCCCGTCGAACCATGTTTGCCACGCCAGCGAATGGCGTAGTTTTGAAGAGCATCAGGCTGCGGTAAACCTCACCTTCCGTTGCCGCCTTAAAGCGGTTGATGTTGGTAGCGGAGGTTATCGCCTGCATCATCTCTGAATGAGTGATACCGAGCAACTTATACACCGACTCAGCACGTGCATTGCGGATCATTCTTGCGGTATTGGCGCCGACCTCATCGGCGTACGCCTGGCGGATTTTCTTTTCGCGTTCTGGCGTCAGTTTCCCCATCGCGGCAACAGCGTCATCAGCGCTTTTCTGAAGTGTTTCAATTTCAGGTTTAAGTATCTCGGCGATTTTCGCATCCGGCACTGCATAGATGCTATCCGGCGTCATGCCCAGGTGCTTCTCAGTAATGTTGCCCAGGTTGGCGGCGCGCATGATTTGCCAGTCGCGCTCGGTCCAGCCCTTGGCCGAAAGCAGGTCGTAATCCGACGCCTTCAATGCCTGGAGTGAATCAAATTTCCGTGTAAGGTTGCCGATGGTGTACAGCATATTCATGCCAAAGGATGCCTTGTTAGCTTTATCCAGCGCGATAAGGCCTGACCACTTCAGCGTTTTTTCCGCAAACCACCCGGTCACATCGCGTCCTACATCGTTACCACCAAGCCGGGAGGTTACGGAAGCGTGAATGTCAGACATCAACCCAAGCTGCTCGATAGCCTGCTTACGATCCTTGCTTATGAGATTTTTAAGGGAATTAATCCCAGCGCCGGCGTTATCCAGTTTCAGCGCAGAGGACATGGCCCGCATGATGAACTGATCGGTAAAGCCAGCATTGATTACAGAAGATCCCAGCATAGCTGACGTCATCAGGTTACGAATACGCTGCATAACCGGAACGAACGATGAGCTGTTTTGTCCCAAGCCGGCCTGATAGTTAAACATTGCGGTGGCCGTATCGCGCTGCTTTGTCATCTTATCCAGATTGTGGCCTTTTTCAGTTGCGTTCTTATAAATGCTATCCAGAACGTAACGGAAATTATTTTCCGCGCTGGGGCCGAAAGTTTTCAATATACCCAACTGGCGGGCAGAATATTGAAGGTGATCCATCATGACTTCAGCGATGCTCTTATCCGAATATTTCTGCATATAAGCAAACTGGCTTTCGGCATCCTTGAATACAAGGACGCGGTGGGAGTTGGCGCCACGGTTTTTAATTCCACCACTACCACCTTGCGCTCCCGGCTCAATTTTATTAGCGCCATCGGTAGATTTTGTGGTGAACACATCGTTAAGCACGTCCCGCAGAGCAGCATCGTCCAGCGGTATTCCACGGTCATCAAGGAAGGCGTTACGATCAACGGCTTTTATGGTATCGGATACCCACCGATCCCTAGCCCATTCTATCGGCGGCTGACGGCGTAATAACGTTGCAGTGGCGCGTTCGCCAGCTGGCAAAGTGGCGAGCCATTCATCACGGCCGGCGCGGGATATAAGTTCGCGTGAATCATAGTTTGGCAGACCCCAGTCGTCGCGAGTGGCAATATCAGCGCCGTTGTCATTGAGTTCGCGTTTCGCCTGATCCGCACTTTTACGCCAGACCTCAGCAAACTTTTTCGCTGCCACGCTGCCGGTATCCTCGCCGCGAATCTCTTTCAACAGCATTAGCTGCAGGGCTTCGCTCAGATTGCCACGCTGCGAATTGGTCATTGCATCAAAAAACGCTTTCACTTCCGGCCCAGCTTTTTCCAGACTGCCGCTAAGCTGGCGTGTCCAGTCCTGCAGTGCACCAAGCGATATCTCTTCCGCCGAGACAATGTCTAAGTTCTTCGAGCTACGGGTGCGCCCCATGAAAATAGCCTGAGCCAGATACTCTGGAGTTAACTCACTCTCAGGAACCTGGTTCTTCAGCTCATTGATAAGGTTGGCCCGTGCAATAGCATCCTGCGCAATGCGCTGGCGCTTTTTATAAATACTGTGGACGGCGCGTTGACCGGCAAGTTTTGCAGCTTCTGCGTATACCTGAGAATCCGGCATTACCGTTCCGGATTGAGCATTCTTAACCCGAATAGTACGCACGGCATCATTGATGCCCTGCTCAATGTTGCGAATTTCGTCAGCGAGAGGCTTGCGACCGATGGCGCGGGTAATGGCATCAATACATTGTTGTTTCATTATTCAGGATTCCTTAGCATGCAGGACGCGACAAACGGGAAGACGTTTGCTGAATCCTGGCTGGTTGCGATTTTGTCGTTGTACTCATCCATCAGATCCGAAAGCTTGACATGCTGCCCGGTATCCGGGTGCTCAACGGTTAAATCCGGTATTTCTTCCGCTAAACGGCTGGCGGTCGCCAGCTCATAACTATTGCCCAAATTAACGCCGGTATCCGGATCGACACTCCCCTCATCAGCCAGAAACTGCGCAAACTGAGTTTCGCCTTCTTCAGGAGATGGTTGCGGCTGGCGGTTACGCACAGGCTCTGCGGTGCCGATATCGTTTTCATGCAATGCCGATTCCATTTCTGGACGGGCACTATCGTTGAACGCTTCCGGCCGGATATGTCCATCGAAAGAATCAACGTGCGCCAATACGTCAACAGGATCGCCGCGGGCGATAGACTCCGCCGCATCACCCATTGCCCGGTAGTGGGCATCCATGCTTTCTGGTGTACCATGCAGAACAGGTGAAGCTGCTACATCGTGGTTATGAGCTTCGTTCATAGCCAGAGCTGCATCTATGTCGCTCTGCCTGACTGGGGCACCATCAGGTATTATTCCCTGCTCTATGCGGGATAAATTTGCCCGTGCATCATAAAATCGGCCCCCAGGGCTGTTATCAGCCAGTGCCTGGCGGAGCGGTTCAATACGGTTATTTATTTCCTGCGCCTGTCGATCCAGTGAAGCGATATCTCTGTTTCGAATTCGTCGACTACTGCTGTTTCCCACTCTTTGATCACGTAATGCCTGACGCTGTTCCGATATCTGAGATAATGCATATTCGGCCCGATGAATTTCTCCAGCCAGGAGTTTTCGATCGCCTCGGCTGATGAGCTGGCTGGCATCACTACGCACACCATCTAACCAGGTTCTGTAAGCACCGCTGGTTTCATCTACAACAAGCGGTGCATCGCCCGGTGCGGCCGGTCCAGATACTTCCCGCGCTGTATCCACACCTGATCCAGCAGTTGTTTGCTGAACAGAATCAATACCGCTCTGTCTGGTTTGCTCGCTTTCCATCGGTATGGGATCAGCCGTATCTGTGGTCGCATCACTGACTCTTGATGTCAGGTGATGGATACCGCCGAAAGCGGCGCCAAGAATGCCATCGACAACCATCGCCTCACCATCCCAGGCTTTATACTGTTCGGCAACAGCGGCGTAGTTCTTATCCTGCAGCATCAGGTTAGTAACTTCCCGCGAAGCTGCACCTGCAGCCATATTGATACCCGTACCGCTGGCGATTCTCGTCACGAGGCGACCGCCGACCGCTGCGGGAAGAAGAAAGCCGGCAGCATCAACAAACGACTTAGGCAACGCGATATCTTCCGCATCCTGCTGGGACACGCCCTTCCCCGTCAGTTCTTCAGTTGTGGCTGTCTGGGAGATCTGTTGCGCCACACCAGCACCAAGAACCGGGTTAACCGCTGCGCCGGCCAGTGCGGGAAAGTACTGGCCTAGCCCGAAAAGGATCTGCCCCGCTTTCCCGGTTGTTTCAACATCCGGTGCTATACCCTTTCTGAAACTGGTAAACGATGTATCGATAGCCTGATTTACCGGCTTTTGAATAGCCTCCGACTCTTCTGGATGCAACATCGTGAACTGCTGCATATTTGAGGCGATGACACCCTTTAGACCGCTTTGAGTTGCGATAGAGGCGCCTGACTCAATACCGCTTATTAGCGCTTCGCCAGAACCATCCCATAGCCCCGGTTGATAGTCTGCCCGGGTCGCTTCCGTAAATCCCGACTGGCCGACGAAGTTTGCATCCTGCTGATCGAGGTTAGATAAATTCATCAGTTAATCTCCACGGTGATAACCTGCCCATCTTTTGTGGCTAACCTATTGCCGATGCGGAAACCGTATCGACCAGATGGGAGTTTTACAGGGGCGAAATTAGACGGGGAGCCAAGCCCCTTAAATGCTTCGGCCCTTGCGTTATCCATTTTTGACGTGAAATCATCCTCACCCATACCATAAGGTGCCACGACATCTGTACCGCGATATTTCAATACACCACCAGTTGCGTACAAAATTGCTTTTCCTGCAATTTTATCGTTGACACTTTTCGCCGCGTCAGCACGATCCCCGCTGTCTAAATCAGGGTTATTTAGCAGTTCGCCTGCATATGCGGACTTGAATAATCCATATGCCCTCTGTCTTTCTTGTGATGACATGGAGAATGCATCTCCGGCCAAATCATTAAATGACTCCTGCATTTTTTGATCTGAAGGTATCGTGATTGGAGTTACTCCAGATTTTTTATCCTGGGCGCTTGGGGATAGGGCTCTGTACCCCTGAAGGATCCTTTCTGATGCAATATATTTATCAACCGTTAGCGGATAATCAACATAGGAACCAATCCCGCTTCTTGTGTTTAAATAATTATCTGGCGCAGCCAGTATTCCTGCTAATGCCCCATAAGTCGGGTTATTCTCTCCCAACTGGGCCTGGAACATCGATACACCCTGCGGCGGGAGGGATCGCCCAACTGCCTGTAGAAGAGTAAGCGCATCGCCTGGTGCTGACTGCGATAGCATAGTAGAAAACTGTTTTGCCTCAGCTTTTGTTAGTAGTGTCGGCGGAGTACCATACTGTTGCGATATTCTTCCCGCCTGCACAGCTCGTGCCTGCATTGAACTTTGCAGACTATTCAAGTCTGTGAAGTCAATCTGCCCTACTGCCCCTTCTTTTATACCAAACGCAACAGGATCAGCATTCCTGGCACTATTTACAGCACTAATAGCGGATTGCAATTGTTCATAATTTTTGAGCCGCTCCGCATAATTGGGACCAGTTTCTGGTTTCGCCTGTTCCAGCAATTGTTGCTGTTGCGCCGGAGGGATATTTTTCACCAGCTTGACGTTATTACCAAATGCCTCATCATTCTGTAATTGCGTGTACAACTGCCCGCCCTGTACAAGTCCATAAGTGGATATCAGCTGGTTTCGTGATGGCATAACCTGAGGTTGTTGGCCGTTACGCAGTGCGGCGCTGGCGTCATTCACAACGCCATCAAGAACAACCCGGCTTGCCTGCCGCTGCTTATTCAGTATCTCAGCCATACCTGATAATGCGCTGGACTGATCCTGCGGTGATAATTGGTGAAAATAAGGGGTGTCAGTAATGGCTGCCATCGTTGCTGTTTTGGGGACTGATGGCACTGAGTCCATTATTTTAGCGACATAATTTTGTGTCTCGCCAAATGGAATGGAGCGGACGAAATCTTCATCGGTGATTGCTCCCGTTCGTGGGTCACCAATTTTTAGAAGACTTTTATTTTTTCCGGTGATGTTAGTTCCGTTAATCCAGTCATTCACCATACCTGCGCCAGCATTATACGCTGCCAGCGCCAGAACCGGATTCCCCCCAAATCTTTTTAGTTGCTTATTTAGATATGCTTTCCCTAATGCAAAATTGTATGCGGGATCATTTTTCCAACGCACTTCATCCCACGGAAGACCTGCAGCCTCCGCCGCCTCTGGCCCAGTATCTTTCATTATTTGGGCAATGCCTACTGCCCCTTTTTTTGAGGTGAGAGGTTTACCATTCGCATCAAGCTGACTTCCCTTGCTTTCTTGCCATATCATCGCAGTCGTCAGCTGATCAGCATCAATCGTCCCATCATAGGCATTCAACGTCCCATCGGCATTCATCATGCTTTGAGTGCGGGAAGCTATGTTGGAAAGCGTTGCGTTTTTAGCCATTTTTTGCTGCATTTCTTGTTTCATCGCAGCAGTTTGTTCCGGAGACCATCCGCTTATATCAGCATACGTATCAATGGCATCAAAAGCTTTAGCCTCTGATATTTTTAATGCTCCATGATTATCCCAATATCTTCCGGCATCCAGCTCGGCAATATTCATTCTTCCTTCGAACTGTCCTTGTTGATATCGGCGATACTCATTGAGTGAATGACTATCAGTTGATGATTGCAGTTGCAGACGAGTGGTAGCTTTTAATACAGACCAGTCTTCCCTACGGCTGGCGGGTATTGTCTGGTCTAATTCGCTGGAAGCCTGATCAAATTGTTTTAATGCATCTGCAGCCGCCGTCCTGGCATCCAGACCTTGTTTTTCTTGGACAGATTTATCCAGATTATATTTTAGGTTGTCCAGATTAAGTGAAGCCCCCTGCATAGCGGTATCATTCGCCGTCCGGGTAATATCCTCGGTAACTCTGGCCGCCATTTCCGCACCTGCATTTAAAAACTGCTGATCAGCGGAGGTTGTTGGAAGATTGACAGGACCGGCGCCGAGCCCCTGAGTCGTTACCTGACGGTTGTAAAAAGGAAGTTGTGGCATTTACTTTTCCCCCGCTTTACCATCGGTTTCGGCATCCGACTGCGCTGTATTTAATGTACGTATAATTGAGTCGTTAAATTGTTCCAGAGCTAAGCGAGAATCTTCCATCTGGTTTAACTTTGTTTGATGTCTAATAAGCGCATTTTTGGATGCATTCCGGCGCTTTTCGGTCTCCTGGGCCGCCAGATATGCCAGTGCTATATCAATCATCCCCCTGGCTATATCAGGGATTGAGGGGGCGGCGCCATACGGTGATTTCTCGCGCTCATCATTCTGAATTTTCTCCAGCGCCGCCATCTGGAGCTGGCTTAAGATGATGGGTCTTTTCGTTGGTTGGGTCATGGTCTTTCCTCCTGAGTGGGTTTCAGGAGGAAAGTACTCTGCAGCTATTTACTGGGCACTTTTATTTAACTGCTTAAAATCATTTTCCTGAAAAGGTGGGGGAAAGGAGATTATGTCTTCTTGCCATACTTCGCCCCGAGAAACGTTGACGCCACTGATGTACCTGCCCCCAAATAGCCCAGCAAACCCGGTCGAGCAGCTTTAGACTGTTGACGCATGGCACCAGCCTCATTCTTCAGTGCATCAGACTGGAGAATGCCCTCGTTAGCTACCGCGTTCGCATCCTCCTGGATGTTAAGCGCGGTCTGCCGGCGCAGCAGCGCATTCGTGCCACCAAAGCCGGTACCACTTGCAGCAATACGCGCATCCTGATCTCCCTGAAACTGAGCACCGCGGCGGCGGATAAGCGCCGACTGCTGTCCGGCATTTAAAATGGCCTGGTTTGCCTGCTGGTCAAGCAACTGCGCGTTGGCGTTCAGATTACTGGATTGCTGACGTGCGCTGGTCAACGACGAAAATGCATTCAGCGCAGAGCTTGAAGTTTGGGCGATAATATTGGCGTTTTGCCATTTATCTGCGTTTGTAGCTGTTGCCGGCGTAGTGATCGGCGTATTAGCTGTAGAGGTTCCCTGCGCTGCTGTAATGGGCGCTGACGTCCCCGGGGTGTTCATCCATTGCGTAAGGCTATCTTCTAAAACAGGCTGAATTTTAAATAACATAAATCACCTCGTTATCGCCCACAGGGAAGAATCCTCTCCCCTGTGGTTAAATTTCTTCAGATGCCCCTCACATCGCATACCCAGCATCGCCAGCATTCTTTCGCCTTCCGGGAATGTGGTGCTGGCCTCGATGCGGTGATAGTTCGCCAGCGCCCGGTGTAATTCCCGGCGCGTTGCCCTGAATATCTCCGGCCAGAGGTGAGTAATTCCGGCCGAAATCATCATCCAGGCGTACCCTATGCCGGAGTCAAATACCAGTCCGTACTTTTCCGCGGGTACGATGCCGCCTATAGCCACAGGCTGGCCATTGTGCAGACAGGTAAACGCGCCGACACTGGCAATGTTCCCGGCGTGCTGTTCAGTCCTGATACTGCCGATCTGATGTGGTTGCGGCGTAATGGCTACCAGGTGCCAGGGCTCAAACGGAACGATCATCAGCCACCCAGCAGCGTCTTCTGGCCTGAAGTATTAGCAGCGGTTCCCGAAGCTCCAGTAACGTTGCTTTGATTCCCCTGCCGCTGCCGGCGGCGCAGCAGGTCATCGGATTCAGCAACTGAAGCATCCTGCGTAACCTGCGCCGATGGCTTTATGACGCTTCCTTTTTTATTTGCGCTGGAGATAGCTGAATAAGTTCCTGCACCAGCCGACAGAACAGCGGCACCAGCAGCCCATGATGCCGGGTCAGTTTCTAGTGTGAATTTGCGTTTAAACAGCATGATCACCTCACGATTGAAAATAACCTGGCGTCACAGCCAGGCTTATAATTTCGGATAATAGCGTCCTGCTGGTAACTGAGCATTTTTGCAACGCGGGCAGACAGGTTATCGGCGCAGATACATTCCACTCGATAATTTTCGGATAACGCTATTTCGGTAAATCGCAGTGCAGCACGGAAAATATGAACTGGGAACTGTTCTGCACCTAGTACGGTATGTAACCAGAGTCTGACCCGGCCCGGGGCTAACTGAATGGCGCCACCAGCGGCAAGTGTTTTTTCCCCGTATTCCATCGCAAACGATGGGAAAGATACCAGCGACGCAACAGCCTCCGGCGGTAATGAGTCCGGGAATATTTCATTAAGGTGGAACTCCTCAAGATGGACGATTACAGGCTCAGTCATCTTCCATTTCTCCTACTGGATCGATGCTGACAATGGTCATTGGTTGCGGCAGGTCCTGCACGATACGGATGCTTCCATTCTCATTAAACTCGCCAGGCCACGGAACGGTAACTACGCCATTAAACAGAGGCGGCGCCTCATCCATATTGTCTGAGTAGTCTCGCGCGCGAAGCTTATCCAGATATTTTCCACCCTCATCGCCGAACTTACCGCCTAGCGTATCGATAAAACGCAGTCGTGCTTTGGCAAAGCGTTTAATACCCCCTTCCAGAGGCAAGGTGATAATTTCAGCCGCATTATTGATTCCGACGTGAACAACAGATGATGGCCAGTCCAGCGTGATGCTGCCTCCGCTTACCGTTCGCGATGCGTGCGTGGCGCCGTCGGTCACGACTGCCACCGTCTGCCCTTCCAGAAACCCCAGCCCGGAAATGACCGTTGTCGCAACACCGTTGTATGTCGCCATACAATCCAGCACTCGCGCCCATTCCTGGGTGATAAACGCGCTGTCATATTCCTGCAGCATATATTCCAGATAGCGCACCGTTGCGCCGTTTATGGTTCGTCTAACAACCATCCACAGCTCATCGCGTCCGCCATCGATATCCGGAATGACCTTAATACTTTCCACCGCACCGCCGGTAGCATGCTCATGCCAGCCGGTGATGTTTTGCTCTGCGTCATAGGTCAGTCCCAGCAGTTTGCCTTCTTCCAGCAACACCCAAAGGATCCGGTTGGGCTCCTGCTGATACGCCAGAGCAATTATTTCAGACGTAAACAGATGGGGGGCCAGAATGCAGGAATTGGTTGCTGAAAACGAGTCACTGCCCGAATCATAGGCGGCAATCATCACCTTGCGCCCAGCACGCTGCACAAACGCAACTCGATCAAAAAGGCGCTCTGCCTGCACTTCGTTGCTGCCGATCGTACTGTTCAGCTCAACCTTTGTATTACCCGCGCCAAAAACGGAAGTCAGACTTTGCTCGCCATAGGAGAATTCATACCCGGCAGTGCCGATAAATATTTTCCCTGCGGAGGCGACCAGCCATTGCATGGTGTCCTGAGTATCATCAATGCGATCATTAATCGAATCATCGCTTTCTGCCTCATAGCCATTTGTCATTGGGCTGAAGTTCTGCAGATCACCAGCGACACTGGACCATATTTTTTGTCGGCCAGCGAAGACCAGGCGTCCCCGGAAAAATGCCGCAAACTGGGGGTAGCGGAGAACATCAGACCAGTCACCGAAAGCGTATTTATACGTTTTCCCAACTGTGTTTCTGACGCTGGGTGGTAGTTCAGTGACGATCTTACCGGTTGCGGATGTGGCACTATTGACCGCTGTTATCTCAATGATCCCCCAGCCACCGCCTGAATATCGCCAGAGCGACGCATCACCACCGCTTCCATCCCTGTGGGCGCCAGCTGTCCATGTAGGCTGCGTATTACCGGTCTTGGTGCCGTCCATGTCTTCGTAATATTTCCCATCTGAACGGCAGAAAACACCGGCGGAGAAAGTTTCTGATGTGCCAGCAGCCCAGGCGGGTATGTAACCGCTATGACCGGTATCATCATCCACAGCATCAGTGCTGGCTTCGATGTAAAAAAGACACCCTACATGCGCAGTCTGAAAAATATCTGTGTTGGCAGTGATGTTACACAGGCTTGTAGTGGTTGGGGTGCCATCAGGCAAATCGTTTCCATCCTCAGACCAGATCCTGAACTGGTCGGTGTAAACGACGCTGGATTTGTCAGAATTAATATCAGCGAATGGGCCACCGGAAAAACTGGCCTCTGCCAGGCTCCAGTTGGTATTAGTGTTTCGCGTCAGCTTATAAACAGGGTAATTTCCATTTGTGCAGGTTATGTAAATCACGTCTGCTGACTGCTGCAGAGACAGGCCAAATTTCCCGTTACGGGTCAGATCATCAGCTCCCCACGGCGTATCAATTTCAAGAATGTTGTTATCGCCATCCAGCAGTTGCGCATGGTTGTACCAGAACCGGATGTATCCAGGGCCAAACTCCAGGATAAAAGCCTCCGTCGTACTAAACTGAAATGATGCTAACCAGACTCGGTCGCTGCTGTTTTTTACTGAACCGGCGTATTGCGTCCCGCCGCGGCGACGCGCGGGCCCCTGCGGTAGCGGTATGAAGTTTTTCATGTACTTGACGGCGCTGGCCCACTTATCAAAATCTACTTGCCCATACATCACAGGCGAAAGTATTCCAGCATTAAAGCTGCGCTTTATAGGGCGGATTTTTGCCATTACAAACGAGCCTCCATCCAGGTTGAAGGTGGGAATTTCTCACTAGGCTTTTCTATGGCGTTTACGCGAATGGCTCCTGCGATGATCATCTGGAACTGCTGCAACAGCGATTCAACCAGCGTATCCTTGCCGGTCACCGCTTTACAGGAGCGAACTGCCAGCATACAAGCCAGCGCATCAACAAAGGTGGAGTCGAATTGTGATGCATCGGTTACTCTGGCCCGATAGCGCAAGCTAAGCGGTGGCTGTAGATCCGTCAGCAATTCCCGCCCCTCGATGCGATATTCAGCCGTGACCAGGCGGGGATCGTATTCAGAGAAATCACACCCGTAATATCTGTCCCCCACCGATACCAGTACCATTAAATCAACGGGCATCTGGTAAGCGTATTGATAGTCGATGACAGGCGTTTTGTTTAACGGGGTGAGCTGGACGCTGCGGGCGCAAAAATTCCAGGCATATTCGCGCTGTAGCTTTTCGAGGATAGGGTTGTAAATCAGGTTCATCACGCGCGTGTTTTTATCCTGCTCATCACGATCCATGAGATGGTCGGATCCCAGGAAGGAAACCAGCGCCAGATTCATGATATCTGTCTGACCGGTCATCATAATACCTCATAAAAAAGCAGGGGCCGCAGCCCCTGAAAACGCACTCACTCCACCCAAATTAAGCAATGCTGAGATTAAGCGCGGCGAACTCAACGTTATTAGCGTAAGAGCGCCACGTCTGTGCATCTTTCGTTATGAAGGCATCTAATGCGCCAGCGGTGAACGGGCCTGTAGCGACCGTATATTGCAGGCTTAAAAAGCGTTTATAATTGGCCGAAGGCAGCGCCACCACGACAACCGGTTTACCTGCGACGAGACTGCCCAGCGCTTTCGCTGGAGTAGAAAAAATAACGGTTGGTGTATCGCTTTTGTCCTCGTTGGCATAAGCGCGTAACTCAATCGCAAGCGTAGCCGCCCCTGCGGCCGCGAATGTCACCGACGGAGTCACAACCAGAAAAGTCGGCTCGCCAGCGCCAGCATCGATCACAGTGTTGTAATCGAATGCCGGGTTAAAATCGATGATGTTCGTGCTGGCCGCTGAGGCGGTGATCGCCTGAGAGTCAGAAAATTCAAGCTGGGCATCAACAAACATGGTTATCTCCTGAAAAAGTAAACCGGAAAATCGCCCCGTTAAGAGGCGACGACCTGAGCTTCCCCGATTTTTAACTGGTCAACCCGGCGCACCGGAACTTCGCCAAAGAACATCACACGACGTCCGCCAGCCATTTCCATTGTCAGGGTTGAGTTTTTCACGGCATCAACCAGCTGCAGACGCAGCATCGCGCGCAGTGTGCGGTTCATGTAATAAGCCGGGCTTACACCAACCAGTGACTGGATACGCTCTTCCGCGATAGCCATCAGTTTGATGAGGTTTGCACCCGCATTAGCGTTAGTACGCAGAGCGGTAACATCAATGTTGGCGATGCGTACGACGTAGCGCCAGTCGTGCAGCGCAATACCGAGATCCCAGGTATAGAGGTCCATCAGCGCCCGGAAGCGGTTGCCATCATCATCAAAGGCGTCGCCCTCGCCCAAATCACGATGAGTCAGACCGGCTTTTGAACCTTTCGGGAAAATTCCGTAGACCTTGTCAGGCGCCCATCCGATGAGATAAATCGAGGTGAGATTCGCACCAGTACCGCCGGCGTCGATGATGTTGTCGGCATTAGGCGCAGACAAATCGCTGAAGCGTGGAGCAATGCCCAGGAATGCCTCCGGTTGCCCAACAAGCGTACCGTTAAGCATCTGGAATTGAGCCTTCTGGTTCATCGCTTCCATGAACGGTTTAGACTGGTTGAAGCGAAAACCTGCCGTATTACCATTCAGCGCAGCAACCCGAACATCAACCTGAGAGCGGGCTTCAAGAAGACCGGTAGTCTCATCTACCTGCGCGGTAGTTGCCTTGCTTTCCGGAATACCTTTGTTCAGCTTGCGCCAGTACACAGCAGGTAAACCAGTACGGGTTGTGATGCGCGTTCCGGTCGGCAGATTGCCTTCATAAAACGGGCAATCCCACAGCATTTCGTTGTCCTGATCCAGAACCTCGGCGACATTCGCAGAAGTGCCATCCGGATCAAGCAATTTCGCTGCGTCCCAGAGAGTCGGTAAGCCGGTAAGTGTTGGCATTTAAAACTCCTTATTGCATGTTCGGCCACATGCGATGGGCAATGTCTTTTTCTGCTGCATTACCCGGCGCTGCGACTGTAACTGTTTTGTCTTCACCTAGCGCTTTACCGATCGCCAGGACTGCATTCACAAGGTCTGGGTCATTGAGTAATCCCGCAGTGCTGAATTTTTCAATCACTGCATCGGGGAAGAATCGCTGCACGGCGTTCTGAAGGATCGCTGTATTTGCCTCAACTTCACTTCCCCAGGATTTGATAACCTTTTCCCGGTTAGCAGCATTTTGATTAGCAATATTTTCCTGGGCACTTTTTTGTTGTTCAGCTGCATATTCGTTAAATTTATTAATTACGTTTTCAGCCTGCTTTTTATTGAGCCCGCTTTCATGCATCCAACCCAGTGCCGTATTTAAAAATGTCCCATCGCTGCCTTCCGGTGGTTTAATACCGTAGTCTTCGATTTTTTCCGGGCGGCCCAGTTTCGCGTATAGATCCTGCCAGCCTTTTTCGTCGCCATCGTCAGGCAATTTTTCAATAAACGCCGCGGGCGCCTGCTGTTGACCCTGTTGCTGCGGTTGTTGTCCCTGTTGCTGCCCTGCAGGTTCGCCGGGGTTGAGAAGACTGGCCGGGGTCTGTTGCTCTTGTTGCCCCTGTTGCTGTTCTTCATTTCCGGTAGCCGGCGCGCCACCTTCACCACCTTCGCCCGCCACATTCATAAGACGGCGCAGAATTAAACGTTCAAACAGATTCATTGTTTTCTTCCTCGTTAAGTTCGTTCATCTCTTCGGCGATCATTGCGGCAATATCAGCTTGCGACAGGCCGAGATAGTGGTTTATGTGCAGGAAAACTTCCCGGCGTCCTTCCGAAACAAATACCGCGTATGGGTCGGTTTGCTGGGTCGTTGGTGAAATGGCAACGCTGGAAGAATTAACGTGGCAGAGTTTTGCCAATAGTCGGATAACAACTTTCTGTTCCGGCGTCATGTTCCCCGGGGTGCCAAAGACTGACTGGAAAGCCCGCGCACGGTTCAGCGTGAGCCACAGACTTTTTATACGGTTCATCATTATCCCTGTAACGCTGGCGACGGCGCAGGTGTCTGCGCAATCTGATTGGCCTGGGCGAAATCTTTAGCTGCGGTTGCAGCCACCGGCGCTGCGGCAAGCAACTGCTGTAGTTGCAGCTGCTGCTGATCTGCAGCATCCTGCGCAGCCATTTCATCTTCGGTTTTAACCACCTGCAGCGGTGCACCACTGGCTTTAGCAATAAAGCGCAATGCGGCATCGCCATTCAGGGTGCGGGCGATATTCTGATCAAATTGTCCGATAGTGCCGGCAGCATTAACGACGTTCATAATCCCGCTCGCTTCTTCACTCATCTGCAGGCGCACCAGCGGGCTGGTGTATTCGATATCGTATTCGCCACCAATTTCTTTCAGTTGTTCGGGCGGTTCGGGCAGCAGTCCGTTCTGATAAGCAATGTCAATTTCCCGCAGGATAAGAGTCCCCAGAAACTCGGCCTGAATACGCCCGGCAGTCGGCGCCAGCAGCTGACCTTTTTCCTGAGCACGCAGCATCGCTTCTGTTGCAGTCATTTGCGGGTTGTCAACGAGGATCTGGAAGAGCGTGATAAAAAAACCGTCGTTGATTGTCTGTCGTTTCTGCTCTGCCAGCGTCATCGCCACGCTAAAATCAGTCGCAGTATTCAGAGGCAAGGCAAGTGGTTTACCATCCCGGTTCATTCCGCCGAAGTTCAGCGCGCCAGGCATCATTTTGAACGGTTGCAGAATGCCGTCTTCCGGTAACAACATCGGCGGGCGAACGGCCATTTGCGCCCCTTCGATAATGGCACGGTTAATTTCGTTCAGCAGCTTGATATCCGGTAGTACAACCATTGCAGGCGAGCGGCCGTAAACCTCACCCGGCGCGGTGTAATAGCGGCTGATTGCATAGGGCTGTGACCAGTAGCCGCCCTCCTGCACAATCTTGCTTCCCTCCATGCAAATATGCACAGACCGGAATGGCATGCCCTCTTTATCTTGTCGTGACATGTCACGTTTATCATTAGGTTCGACGCGGTGCAGGAAGTTGAATTGCTTTGACGGGTCGTTCCTTGCGGTTGTTCTTACCTGTTGAGGTAGATTTTCTTCGCCAAATTGCTGAATTGCCTGACGGGCAGTCATGCAATATTTACGGTGAACAACATCGATCATCCCCTGGAAATTCTCAGTGAAATAAATTTCTCTCAGGTGATAAGTGCAATAACGCGGGCCTTTTCCGATCACGTTATCAACGAACGTGCAGCCGGTCCCAAATGCACCAGAGGAAATATAATGCTCATGAGATTGCGAGGCGAAATTAGCCCACGGCGCATAACGGAGGCGGAAGAGAATATCGCGGACCTCCTGGAAATAACGCTGTACCTCTTCATCATCAGCGAATCGCTCATTGCTGAGAGTGTGCCATTTCTGTGTTCTCGGGGTGATCACTGACTCGATGGCCGCTCCGAATTTTTGCAGCGCCAGCGCGCCGGTAGCATCTATCGCTTTCTCGGTACGTTTACCGCCCTTCTGCCTGGTCCCCTTGAACTCGGCACTTCGCGGTAGAATACGCTCAGCTATTTCCTGCCAGTGCTGCTCGAATACAGAACGATCGGTTTCCATACTTTTTTGCTCACGCAATATCCGGCCGATCCGCTCTGATTCATTTTCATGTGTTTTTTGGTCTGACATCAGTTATCCCCGTACAGATCCCATTCGGAATCAGCGTAAAACTGCTGGCTATGTCCAGGAGGGTTATAAGGATCGTAATTAGACTGGGCAAATTGCTGGGTTGTATGGCGGTTGCCGCTACGCAAAGACTTACTGCCTACTGCACCATAGCGGAATGAGTCTGCACCGTGAGACGTCCAGTTATGCAGTGGGGTTGGCTTATACATTTTGCGAGTGTCGTCCCACTCTTTTTGATACTGACCCAGAGCCTCCAGGCCTTTTTCGCATTTGGTCTTATCGAACCAACAGGATCGCAGCATCATACGCACCTCGCTGATACCATCATCAACCGATGTGGCCGGTAGTACCTTGCAGCGGATCCCCAGCTTGCCCAGCGTCTCTTCGCGTGATGCTCCGGTGCTTAGTTCTCGGGCGCGTACATCGTGTGGGAAGAAATGACGCTCAGCATAGGTATACGGTTTCTCGCGCAATATTTTTACGTAATGCTCCAGGCCAACACCTGAGGATTCGTAATAATCAATGACACGTACTTCTTTGCCGATAAACTGATAAAACCAGATGGCTGTTGCGTCGCCAATGCCCAGGTCCCATGATGTGTAAACCTCATACTGAGGATCCCACGGCACATTCCCTATTTGCCCGGCCTTCTCCAGTCCAACCAAGATCGATGAGTAATAAGCGCCGGGTACCGCTGCGTTCCAGTCGCACATGTACTCCTGGTTGAAGAGTGCCAGCCCTTCCTCCTCTCCACGTTCCGCCTGCATCTCGCGAAGCTCCTGCGCAAGCGTTTCAGGCGGAATGTGCCCAGTAATATCGGCACTAAGGTGATCACAAAACCAGTTTTCAGGATCCTTTAATCCTCCCTGGAACATTTTGTAGAAATGGTTTTTACCGCGGGGCGTGGAGACAAAAAAAGCCCAGCCGCCGTTATCAGCCAGTATCGGTCGTAAATATGCCCACGCAGAGGGGTTACTTAGTGCCCATTCTGAGAAAACAATCCCGACATGACCGGAACCAATGAGAGCACCGTAGTTGTCGCTGCCGAATGCCTGCCATGTGGAACCGTTTATGAACTCGATCATCATCTCGTTATCGAGCGTTTTTCGTCTCAGCTCATGAGGAAAAGCCTCATCGATACGCAAACGCCCGGTTCGCGGGTTAATAGCCTTCCAGATAGCCTTTCTTACCTGGTTAGCTTGCGGCAGGCTATGGGCATAGTTTCCAACGCGTTCGAACGCCTTACACGCGGTCATGTGCAGGCTGAAATCGTCTTTCCCGTAACGGCGAGGCCAGCACAGCGCCGCTCTTTTTTTTCCACCCTGAATTTCAGCCCATGCCCTTCGCTGATGTGGGCGTGGTGTCCAGTTGTTCGCGGGGAGGATAATTTCTGCCATTTATTCACGTCCTATTCACTTTTCTGGATAAAATGCCGGGGTTTTTCTCACTCAACCGATTAACCAGGCAATAAAAACGCCTGGCTATTCTTTCTCGTTAAAGTGCTTAACCTTGACGGTCATTTCCAGATCACCCTCAACAGATTTTTTCTCCACCAGCCCAAGCTCGCGGGCAATGATGTTGGCGTTAAGCAGATCAGCGGCAGCGCCGGAAAATTTCTGCTCATAGATGAGGCCTTCCACTCGCGTAGTGATCGGGAGTAAATCTTTTTTCTTCGCGTATGCTTCCCACGTCTTCCGGTCAATATCGAGAAACAGAAACAAGCCACTAAGCGTCATAGCACGCATTTTCGGGAGTCTGGCTTTAGTGATTGTCCCCTGAAAACTAAATGCTTTGGTTTCCCACAGAGGATGTTTTTCCACCCAGTCGAAATATTCACAGCAGGCATCCCACAGCTTTTCGGGATCAGAGAACTTTGGGTTTCTCCCGTGCTTGCTGCGTGCCAGCCAGAATTTATTGCCCTTTGGCGCTGCCATATCTCATTACTCCGTGTTACGACGGGTGTATTTCCGTTTCTGCTGAATTTCTTCTGGATCGCTTTTTGGCTCTTCAATTTTTTCATCGTGTGGTTTTTCTTCCGGGTAAAGCGACAGGAATGCATCCACGACAGATGTGACAATGTCTTTAGCTGCCTGCGTTCCGTCCGAACCGCCGGGCCAGCCAAAATTTTTAGCCAGAACAGCGCCGGCACTTTTGACGATCTCCACCTGAATACTGGTGTCTAACTCATGCAGTTTTTTCACTGTTGTCTTCCTCTTCAGGGATGAGGCCCATAGCGGTCATCAGGATTTTCAGTTCTGGGGCGTCACCGTTTTTTACTGCGCGTAAAATCACACGGTCAGAATTGCCGTTCGCGTAAGCAGCTGCGCCATACATGGCTGTATTCAGGTGCGCTTTAAGAAAGCGGGCTTTCATCAGCTCCAGGAGTTTTTCGGCTTCTTCGTCATTAAGGGTGATCATTTGTTACTCCGTTTCTGGTGTTTTCTGTCAAGGCCACCAGGGGAGATGGCCTTTGCGGAAATTACTCAACGATGTTCCAGTCTTCGGCTAGGACATCAGTCTGACTAGCCAGCCACGGCACTAATTTATCGTCCGCTGTTTTCATGGCAATATACGGCAGTTGTTCCGGAGCGCGTTTCGGGTCTCCCTGCGTCCCCTCCGGCAACTCAAAGACGCGACTGCAAAAGCAAGGAGTGTTGCCAGTGTGAACGGCTTCACTGTGCGGCTTAACATATGCCAACCACATCCCCTTACCGTTCCAGCCAGCGCGGGCAACTTTTTTACCCTTCTTGAGCGCTTCAATGGCAAGGCCGAAACTTAGCCCTGATACCGGACGGTAAGCCTTTTCGAATACCTCTTTCGGACTCCAGCTAACGTAGCCATCAAAGCGATCGGTGTTAGGTTTTCCGCCATCCAGATACTCAACCAGATAGCCTTCATCCGCGCCGTTCTCGTCGGTAGGAAGCTGCCAGCCGCGGAAAGCGTTATACTCGTGGCGGGTCATAGGGAACGCATTAATTAATTTGACGCCAATATGTTTAGTCATTGGTCTTTCCTCATTGGTTGGGTGTGAGAGTGTTTACTGCTTATTTCCACTGCAGTGCGTAGCCGCCATCAGAAAAGGCTTTACGCAGCTTCTCGATCACTTCATCGCTTTCGCTGTGGAATCCAGAATAGGAAAGGAAGTGTTCGAAGTTTTCCTCTTCGGTATGACCGCCAGAGTCATGCAGGCGCTGTTTCAGGGCGTAACCCATAAGCGGCCACAGCTCGTTTTCTGCATTTTCGATGGCTATCTGCTCACCAATTTCAGCGTCATCGTTTTCTGAAGAGGCTGAGCATGAGGGTCTGCCAGTAACAGCAAAACCATTTTTCGTGGTCAGTACGGCCCAACGGAGTACCTGACCTGATACGGAAACGTGTTTAACGATCTCTGTATTGACGATGTTTTCTTTAAAATCATCCAACGTAACGCGGGCCGCGGTTAAACCTTTGGATTTGATTTGCTGCTCGATATCTTTGTCGCTCATGGTGTTTACTCTTTTGGTGGTTGTCGTGCACTCCGCAGGAGCAGAGTGATCATGTAGTTTTTGCTGTGGCGCCGGCAGGAGTCGAAAAAGCTTTCACGTTTGCTCATAGGGATTTTGTTTCCGGAAAACTTCTCCGCCAGCTCTGCCGTTGGGAAATAAATGCGACGTGAATTTCGTCCTGTTTCGTTGTGGGCGCGGAATATAAGATTGTCTTTAAGCAGACTGTCCAAAATAAAAAATACAGTGCTGCGTGACATACCGAGCGAATACATCACTTCGGCAGAAGTTACCCCTTCCGAACAGGTGCGAATAAGCTCAAGCACCGCAATTTTTTTTCTGGTTAAACCCGACATAGGCGCAATACCTTCACTTCAGCTGTTACCTGAACGAGCAGCTCCAGTTCGGTACCGTATTTGCCCTCCCATGTCTTTTGTCCGGCATGAATTGCCACGCCAAAACCGCCAGTGCGGTGATGTGCAGGGCAAAGAGGCAAGGTTCTTTTGTGATTTGCGCGCTGGCCAGCGCCCTGACCGGTTCGGATGTGGTGAATTTCTGCCGGAGTGGAACCGAAACCGAGATTGCGACAGACAATGCAACCCAATTCGGCTACGTCTGACAGCCAGTCTTTATCGTCTTTAGTCATGGTGGTGACCTCAGGCCGCATAACTGAAAAGCTGAGAGGCTGCGTTTTCTGCGGCCTGCTGCGTTGGGAATGTGCGGAACAGAATGAAGTTCCAGAGGACGTCGAGGACTGACTTATAAAGCTGGGAGAATTCAAGGTCGTCCATTTTGGCGAACGATATGGACTTTGGCTCTTTGCGGATGGTGCCATCAGGCATCTGATATTCGTTATAAAAACCAGCTTCGATGGTTACCCAAGCACGAAACGCCTCGAATGATTTAACAGCGCTGATATTCCCGGCGCGTTTTTCCGCCTCATCGCGAAGATATTGATCCGCCAGTTCCTGCAATGTGTCGCCGTGCCCGGCATAGTGGGCCACCAGCTGCACGTAACCACGAACCAGTTTTTTATCGGCTGGCGATATTGCACCGCCGGAAGGTTGCCAGTAATCAAATCCCAGATTCAGGAGGGCAAAAAATTTGCGGTGAAATGCCGGGTTTCTTGCCTGCTTAAAATCAGAGTAAAGGACTGCCCCCAGGCGAATTTTCTTCACAAACTCGCGGGCGTCTGGAGATGCAGGGATTAATACATCGCCTGCTGATTTGATAAATGAATACTGCGCCATTGGGTTCCCCTTTAGCGCAGCAATTGTTCAGAATTACATTATGTTGGGTGTTCAGGCCAACAGGGTAATTATAGCATAGTACCGTCTGGTTTGATAATCGTGTAACCAGTCAATTTAGCTAACTCAAACAACGCGTTAAGTGTCGCCACATGCTCATCAGAGTGGACTATTCTGGTCTTCTTGATCTTCCCATTTTCACACGTTATCAGTACATCGCCATCGTCGGGGAGAAGGTCTCCTGCGTCTTTCTTATCAACCACTACCTCTCCCTCAACAAATACTGTATAAATTTACAGTATATATACTACCAACTGACAGTGAGCGCAAATTTTTAAGAGCACTAATCGTTAAAAATCAACAATAAACATCAAAATATCCGATTGAATTCAAAAGAAAACCGCCATTTCTGACGGCTCTGTTTTATCTGGTATGGTTGTTCGCTATGCTGACAGTTTGGTTTCGTGCCAACCTCGCGTTACCCAGCATTGCGAATCACCAACGCACGGGCACGAGGTGATCGGCAGCGACTCACCGCACTTTCCACACAGGCGTTTGCTGATCGATTTGATGTGGCCACTAAGCCGAGCATCATCCTGGCGGATCAGCAGCGCTATGTACTCCGCCATTTCGTACGGATCACGACCAGGTCGCCGGGCGGCGCAGTTACGCGCCAGCATGTCCAGTTCCTGCGCATCGAGAACCAGCTCAATTTTCCGGTTGCCGGCGGCAGATTGCCGCGCCCTCTGCGCGGCTTTACGTTCTGCGGATGATTTAGCCATTAACCACCCCAGTTAGCTGGACAATCGTTTGATTGCATGGCGGAGCATAACTTGTGCATATAGCGCCGGAGCAAGCACCTGCGGCATTTTAGAGTAGCCCGCGCCAGAAAACAGGCGGCGAATTTCTTTAGGGGCAGCGCGCAGATTATCGATATTGTTATTATTAAGATCATTATCCAGATGTATAACCGAATAACCGGTCGGTAATTTTCCATGTACGCATTCATATACGTATACATCGAGTCTGATTTTCTCTTTATTAACAGTGATATACTGGGGAAGAATGCGTTTCCGGCCTTTAGGTTCGCGAGTCCATCCGCGAGCTATCTTTACATCCTTGATATTGTCATGTTTTTTATCGGTACCGAATCGCCTGTTAAACCTCTCTGTAAGTTCAGCATTCGTTAGATTCCTATTGGCATAAATGAACGTCAGCTGCTCATCGGTATAGCGCGGCTCAATTAAAAACTGCTTTCCTAACCCATGAGATTTGCACCAGATACGGATAGCGCCCACGCTCTTATTTGTACCAAATTGAGCGTTAAACATTTCAGTTAATTCACGCGCAGTAGAACTTTTAATATGCCGCTTTATAAACAATTCTTGGGCTGGAGAGTATTTTTCTATCATTTTTCGATCCCCATAATCTTAGGGAAGGTGCGAATAAGCAGGTCATTTCTTCCCAAGCTGACTCGCTGATTAAAATTTCGCGGATCTGGGCCGATTTTTTTCCCGCAAACA